AGCGGCTAAGTAAGAAACGTAAGTGGTGTAAGCACCAGCGGCACTTCCAGTTGTATTGCTAGAAACACACACAATCATTGTGTCATTTGCTGAAATTGTGCTGTTGGTCAAGATAAACGACACGGCAGTAGATCCAGCCAATGCCGCATTGTTCATTGTGATGCGACCAGCAGACTTGTTCAGAGTTACCCCTGTTGACTTGTCTGTTGCTTGAGTCACAGTACCTTGTGCGGCTGCTGAATAGCCAATTTCTGCGCTTGCATAGCAAGTTGTGAATTCGGGGTCTTGATACGCTACACCAGTTGCGATTGAATTTGACATGATGATTTCCTTTAACAGTTCCAGTTTTTAAGGGATGCCTTAGCCCGTTCTGCTGGGCCTTTGGCGTTTTTGACTACACCTTCCATCCTAGCGCAAAAACTGGCTTTTCGTCCAGCATCTGCTTTGGTCTTGGGATTGGGGGCTGGTGGCTTCAAATTCGAGTTATTCTTTGCATTGTATTCCGCACGACCTTTGGCGGTCATTCCCGCACCTTTTTCAGTCGGGTTGTAAGTTTTACCCTTGCCTGTGGTCTTATGGGGAATGGACTTGTCGTGCTTCATTTCTTTTTAGCGGTCTTGGCTGAATCTTTGAACGCCTGTGCGGTCGGTGCGCCTTTTGCTCCGGGCGACCTCATACGTTCAGGTTTTTTACCAGCCGCTTTTTCACGCTCGATACGTTCTTGTTTTAGATGAATATTGGCATAAAGTCCGGGTTTACTCATGTTTACTCCTCAACGATTGCACAAATATCGGCCTCTTGGATTACTTGGTAGTCCTGTCCGTCTATGGCGTGGGTGGGCCAATTAAGGTAGTCCCCGTTGCCGTATTTGATAAAGTCACCGACAGCCACATCATAAACCTTTGGGCCAATTGCCACAACTGTACCTTCGTTAAATGGCTCTTTGTTGTTGATGTAAATGATGTCTGACAGTTTTCTTACGTTGGGCTTGACCACTACACGGTCGTTCATTGGCTGAATCATGTTGCCACCTTCCGTGTGTATTTACGTTTCACAACGGGGGCTTCTTGCACCGTGTCGGTCATTATGTCGTACACAGGCAAGGCAACCATTTGGGGTTTTTTTGCTGCATATTCGCCACAATAGTCGTTTTGGTGCTTGTTTAGCGTTTGGGGGTAGCGTGAGCAACTGCCCATTACCAACGCATTTCTAAAGTGCTTGCAGGTCATGCAAGTAAAATCCTTATCAGCCATTACAAACCTTTCTTTGTGGTGGTTAGGAAGCCCCTCGCCCTTACTCGGCTTGGGGTTTCCGCTTTTCTAGTCTAGGAAACGCAATCTGTACAGGGTTGAATTGATTAAATCGGCAATTTCGTCAATTTTGTTTTGCAATTCCGTGTCTTCGGGCAAAGCCTGACGAGATTCTTCAACAAACTTACATAACCCTTCTAGGTATTTTACAGGGTTTGTAGCGCTATGAAATTCTGTCGGGAATTTTTTGATTTGCTCGTACTTGCCCATGTAGGCTTCGGCGTACTGGTCGGCAAGGTCAACAATTGCAGGGTAAAACTTGCCAAGGGATTTATGTTTGGCGTAGGAATCGGTAGACAAGTGCATGAAATGCGTTATTGTTCCAGCATGAAACAGGGCGGCAATAAACTCAGCGGCTTCGTTTTCCATAAGACCTCGTGAAAAAGACGGGGGCAAGCCCCCAAAGCGGAGCAACTGCGGTAGCACCGTTCCTACATTGTAACGCTTGGCGCTGGCACGTCAACAGGCCATTCGCCACGAGAAACCAAAAGTTCAACCGTCTTGAGATGGGCGTTATGCCACATTTTTTGCCGTTCTTCCTTGCTCATGTGTGCGCCTTGGTCAATATCGTAATGGCATTTCAGGCAAAGCGCAGCCACCAAATTATCGTCAGCCTTAACCCCACGGCCTTTGTTACCGCCCCAGTTGGTGTGCGCCGCTTGTACCATGCCGCCAGCCCCACAGCACTGGCAATCCAACCCCGCAACCAGTTTAAGCAATTTCTTGCTACGGACGTATTCGTGTTTCTGAAAACTCATCTCATTGCCCTGTCTGTACGGTTCCCCGCATATATGTTGGCTTTTTCGGCCTCAATCCGTGCCTGTGCTGCCACCATAAGCCAGCGGGTGCGTTCCCTTTGTTCCACCGCAGCCTGTAATGCCAGCAAGTGTTGAACATATTTTGGGGCGGCATAGGCTTCACGCTCTTGGGCGGCTGTGGTCTTGTGGCCTTGTATCTCAAAGTCCCGCATCAATTGCGCTTTGACGGTTTTTCGCATTTCGGTCATGTACACCAGTTGCGCCTCGGCTATGGCGTAGTCCCCGGCATGGTCACGCAGGTAATCAACGGCTTTATCAAGGCTGCTCATTAAAAACCCCAATCATGTTTAAGGCCGCTTCTACGCTGTCAATACGTGCCAAGGTACTTCCCGACCAATTGTTAAAAAAGTCGGCTTGTAGGCTTGTTAAACGCTTTTTAGAAGTGGTTTTGACTTCCACCAAGAATGTCCTGTCCTTGTAGCCCACCAAAAGGTCAACTGGTAGGCCAATGACCCAAACATATGCCCCGGCTTTGCGTAGCGCCATCACAATTTCGGTTTGGTTAGCGTCTGTTCGTGCTGCGTATCTCATGCTATTTCCCAGTGTTTTGCTGTTTTTTCAACAATTCGATTTGCTCGGCTACGCACTTCCCCAGCCCGTGCCACAGTGAATTCTTTTCGTATTCCCTCACCATGTGCCGAACGTGGTCTATCCAGCCCGGCTCCATTGCAAATTTGGCGTAATGTTGGGCTAGTTTTATCATTCTTCATTTAACGCACATCGAGCCATTGACAGGGTGGTTATGTTGATTTTTACGCCTTCTTTGTGGCGTTTAAGGATGGCTTTTGCCCAGCCCTTTGGGTCAATCGCTGAGTTTTTTACTTGTAACTTCATGTCGCTAAGTTTGGCAAGTTCAGCCTTCAGCCGTGCGGGGTCTGCCTTGGGTTCAGGCAAGCGTGGCTTTTCGGCCTCCGGCGCTCGTCTTGCAAGGTTTCGGAATTCAATCACGTTAGGGCAGCGCTCAGGCAAATTTTCCAAAGCCCATGCGAGTGCTTGCAGGTTGTTTGCAAACCCGCTTAATTCGTGCGCCCATGCCGTTTTAACGTCCGATTCAGGCACATCACGCCATTGGCTTGACCAATTGGGGTAAGTGGCGGCAAGTCGCTCAAAAAGGCGGTCAACGGCTTTTAGTGAAATGCTCATTGTTCAATCTCCAAAAATGCTGTGTTGGTCTGTCCATCGGTAGGCCACTTGCGCCCGGTCATTGCTTCCCAACGCTTTTGACGGGCTTGCTGGTCACGCTCTGCAAAACTTTGTTGGGTGTTTTGTTTATCAAGAACCCAATCGGCCTTTAATCCTTGGCTTCCACGAGTACACCATTCAATCAAAAACTGTTCTAAAGGCCATCCAAGTTTTGCCGCTTCGTCCCTTGCACCTTGAACGGCAGTTTCTGAAATTGTTGTGCCTTTACGCTTTCTTAATGCAACCCAATCAATCCAAACCTGTTCAACAACATCATCAGGGCGAGGCGCGTCAGCGCTTTTCTTTGTATTCTTTATTGGAGATGAAGAAGAAGATGAAGAAGAAGATGAAGGGGTTGGTTTTTGTTTATCCTCAGAGATAACCATAAGGTTAACCTTACCCTTATCCATCAAGGCAGGGTTCCCGCCCTTGATACCACCCGCAGCCCTTTGTTGGCGTAGATTCTCATCCCTAACCATGCGCTTAGAAAATATCACGCCATTTTCGGTTGTATCGTAAACTCCAGCTTGGAATAATTCTAAAAGCCAACCTTCGACAACCTCTAAGGTTTCCCCTACCATGCGTGAAAGGTTGGCGGTAAGGATAACCTTATCCTTAACCTTTAGGTGTCCATATGGTTCACCTTCGTGCATAAAGCAAATCATATCCATCCACAAACCGCGCGCCCCAGTTGAACATGACCTAAGTGCTGTATCTCGGAGCCAATCGCTAGGGTAAAACTGAAATGATGGGCGTTTCATGCCAAATCCCTCCAATAGCTAGAAGCGTCATTACCACGCTGAAATAATGCCTTTTGACAATCAAAATCAATTTTTACCATTTGGCCAAGAAATCCAGCCAATAAAAAATAAACTTCATCTTTGCAACCCGGGCCATCCATTGGTATGCGTGATAACAAATCTTGGAAACGAGCATCTAATCCATGTTGTTCTTCGTGGCACTTCTCGCATAAACACGCCAACTGTTCACGCTCATACTCCCATACATCATGCCCTTTAATGTATTGTTTGTGGTGAACGTGAAGCGTTGATTCTGTATCACCACAAACTTCACATTGAAATTCTGCATCATCAAGAACTTCAAGGCGTTTTTTTTGCCAGCGTGGGTCTTTTAGCTTTTCAGCATAAGTTTTGCTTGCCATTTGTTAAGTCTCCAAAAGAAAACCCCTGAGAACCTGCGGTACTAGCACAAGTTTTCAGGGGTCAGCCAATGAAGGCTTAGATGTATTTGCACCTAGTACGTGCAACATCTAAACCATCAAAATAAATTATACAGCCTTTTGCGCTTCCGCAATCTGCTTCTTAAACTTGTACTTCAACACCTGTTCCCATGACTTAGGAACGCCCCGCTGCCGCCAATTGCACACAACGTTCTGTTTTACGTCTAGGATAAACGCCAGCCGCCCTGTGCCGCCAGCCGATTTAATTGCAATTTCCAAGATGTTCATGGCGGCATTATATACACGATTGTGAAGTCATAGGCTATTGTAAAAAACTATAGGCTTTGCAAAACCTATAAATTTAATTGTTAGAAATACTTGCACATCCTACACAAATGTGTATAGAATTCATCCATGCCCCGAACATCTTGGGGTCTTTTTAGGAGTAATCATGAAAATTAAAACCACCATTTACGTCCACTTTCAAAAATACACATGGGAAGACAAGGGCAGTTACCAAGTGTATTCGTTCAAAGCAAATGACGATGGCGATCGCACCTTCATCTGTGAGCAAGAAATTGAGATTGAGATTGAAATTCCAGACAATTACGACCCAACTGCCCAGCAGATTGCCGCATTAGAAGCTCAGAAGGAAAAAGCAATGTTCAACTTCAACAAGACAGTGATGGACATAAACACCCGCATCAGCAAACTGCAAGCATTGGAGTACACAGCATGAAAGAAATATACCAATCGATAGCAGACTTTGAACACGCCATTCAAAGCGGCCTAGTTTACATCGGCACAGGCTGCAAAGACAGCAAGGGCCGTGAAATTGGTTACATCGTTGGCCTTAACAACAACGGTATCGACTTTGCCGCTTGGGTACAAAATGCTCGCAAAGTAAACGGCGAGTGGAAAGAATTTGGAGTGCAACAACGCAGCCGTTCTTTCCCATCGCAAGCCTTTGCAACTTCATGGGCATACGCTACCGCATCAGTTCGCCGCCACAACGTCCGTTCTCGTTCAATTTAAATTAACCGGGGCGCAAGCCCCACCAATCCCGCAAGGGTCTTTTAAGGAAGCAAAATGCACTCAGCAACACTCACCTACGACAACATCGTTTGGGAAGTCACCTACGAATGGGAAGACGCTCAAACCGAGACGGACATTGACCCGCCCATCCCCGCAATGGCAACCATTGACCAAATCTACGTCAACGGCGTTGAACTCTACGAACACATTAGCGTTCACACCATCTACGCTTTAGAAGCAATGATTGTGGAGTCACACGAATGAAAAACATTGCCACCGCTTTTCTGTTCGCCGCCCTTGTTGGGCTTCCCTTTGTACTTTACTTTTGGAGAATGTAATGAAAGGTTTAATTGCTCACTACATGGAACTCATGGGGCAAGTGGAATTTTGCCCGTACTGCATGGAAGAAAAAGACGGCAAACATTCTTGCTGCCAAGAAAACCACTTTGTTCCGTTCTCGGACTTGGACACCGATTCACAATTAGAAATCATTAAAGAGGAATTAGTATGAAAAACATCGCAACCGCCTTGGTTAAAGCACAAAAGGCTTTTGGGCCAGCCCTCAAGTCATCCACCAACCCGCACTTTAGAAGCAATTACGCCGACCTTGCAGCCTGTGTGGAAGCGGTTATTGACGGGTTAAACGGCGCAGGAATAGCACTTATCCAGCGCACCAGCGAAGACATGACAGGCGTGACTGTTGAAACCGTGTTTATTCACGAATCAGGAGAAATACTGGAATGCGGCAAGTTGCACGTCCCTGCATCTAAACAAGACCCACAGGGCTACGGCTCGGCATTAACTTACGCTAGGCGGTACAGCTTGATGGCAGCGTGTGGCATTGCACCGGAAGATGACGATGGCAATGCAGCCACCAAAGCCCCCGCAGTGTCAGCAGCCACGGTCAAAGCCTTGGTTGCCGACATTGCAGCCTGTAGCAATGAAGACGAATTGAAAGCAGCATATTTTGAGGCAATCAAAGTCGCTGGCAACGACCAAGCCGCCAAGACCGCCATTATTAAAGCCAAAGACGCAAAGAAAGGGGAATTGTTATAAACAAGGGTATTTTGTATGATACGATATTGCCATGATTACAAAAATTGACCTTAATAATTTGTTTGACGTTTATCCAAATGAAGGAAAGTTTGTTTGGAAAAACGTATCAAAACACCACAAACGTTTAAATGGGCAAGAAGCAGGATGCCCATGTGCAACACACAATAAAAAACTTTATTGGACTATAAAAATAAACAATACACGATACAAACGTGGTCGATTAATGTTTTTGTATGTTTATGGAAAATTTCCAAATCCTTGCATTGACCACATAAATGGCAACTCAATTGATGACAGGATTGAAAATCTTAGAGAAGCAACAGTTCTTGAAAACGCATGGAATCATAAAAATAGAAAAAGAAAAATTGATTTGCCAATGGGAGTAAGAAACATGGCAAACGGAAAATTCCAAGCAAGGATTAGTTACAAAGGAAAACAATTGCATCTTGGAGTTTTTGAAACACCAAATGAAGCAAAAGTAATTTATGAAACAAAACGAAAGGAACTTTATGGAAAATTTGCTTGAAATTACGCAGGGAAGTAGCGACTGGTTTGCGGCTCGACTAGGCAAAGTGACCGCCAGCCGGGTTGCCGACCTGATGGCAAAGACCAAAACGGGTTACTCAGCCAGCCGAGAAAACTACATGGCGCAACTAGTAGTCGAAAGGCTGACCAACACTAAAGCCGAATCG